CCAGACCCACCTACATATGCCGATTTCAATAAGGTGTATAAGTTCGGTGCCAATGGTATATTGACGCGGTCTATAGACCCTAACATACAAACACATAAACCATACACGTATGATGAAGCACTTACACATATAACCTTTCTATCCAATATAGTCATGTGGGGTTGGGGGTATAAACTAAAACCTATAGTAGACCCTGAAACCAATATCATAAATTCTTGGATTTTATCTGAATGATGTCTATATTTGTATATGCTAAATTTCAAAATATACACAAATAATAATCTGTCTAGTACACATAGACAGTTTATAGAATCATTTTCTTATATAAAAAATATATTTAGACTTGAAAGTAAAGACATACATGGTCAACTAAGAGAACTATCTGATAAACACTCAAAGGATAACTTCTCTTGGGGTATAAGACATATAGATGGTATTATAGAGTTCGGGTACTTCCCTTCAATAGAAATATTTAAGACATCAAACGAAATCGCAGAAGAGTACGAGAAGTACGAATACGAAAATGTTACAGTACACCCTGTGCCAATAGATATATTCGTGGAGTCGTTTTTAGCAAAATCATAAGAAAAACATAAATGAAATTGAAAAAGGATAAGCAAACTAACCCTATCATATTTATTGGAAGAAATGACACCACCACCTAACTGCCACAACAAATACACCGCAATCAATTATTTTAGTAAATCTCTAAAACTTATAGAATTACCTTTATTAAATCTGGAAGAGTTCAGTAAAATAAGAAATAGAATATATTTCTCATTCAAGAAACCAAATGTATATGGTGTGTTTGCATATATCACTGAAATAGATATACCCGAAACATTCACAGTCTACGGGAGTTCTGATAAATTAAATACGTTTAACACTAAAAAAGAAATACTATCTAAATACAAAAAAGATAACCCGAATCATATAATGATAAAGGCATATTAAAAATACACTACCATACATTTAGTTTATTTTGTATTCATTTCTAGTATATTTTGTTTCTGTCACCCAATAACAACTGAACACCCTGTTAGTAATAGACATCGAGACATTAACTTTTACTTGTCTCTAACTTTAAGAGTACCCCCAAATCTCATTTCTAATTTAGAGACATTGCCGTTTTTAATATACTCTTTCAAAAAAGAGTATTTGAATTTAAATAAAACCCCATATGGCTATTCTTTTATCTCTCTAGTGCATATGTGTATGCGAGATATATTATTTTTTTAGATATAAACTTGAATACTTATGTGATGTTTTTTTACTTAACATCTCGAATTTTTATTGGAATGTAACCGTTTTTACTGAAATGCTCACCTGATTCTGTTACAACGGAGTCATTTTTAACTGCTTGAATTTCTTCATATTTGTAAAATAACTCTAAATTATACGATTCCTCTGCGAATTCATCTTTCCATGAGATGAACAACTCATCTCCTTTTTTTCACATCAGAAAGCTTAACGTATATAAATCGACTGCGTATTTCCATACCTTAAAGTTAAGTATTATTTCCTACAAATAAAAATAAATGGAATAAAAAAGGGAGACTTTCGTCTCCCTTTGTAATGTAACCGAGAAGTCATCCTCTTAGAGTAGGATTTCTTCGGGGTCATTCACGTTGATTTCCATGAACTGCTTGAATGGGAAGAAACCAAGTTCAACCACTGAATAGCGAGAACGTAGGAACAGACGTGGAGTACGAGTTTGCTCACTCATTATGCTCAGTGATTGAGCCATCAGGTAAGGAACGAATATCAGACCGGGTTGGTCTACATTGTTCTTACGACCGAGGTAGAGTGAGTTATCATTGTCTGCTTGGTAAGGGTCAACATAAAGAACCATGCCTTTAACAGTACCAACAGGATACAGTTGATTACCGTTAGCTGTGAGATTACTCTCGTATGGGTTCAACATGTTAGTTGCATTGTCAACCAGTACAGACGCTAGTTTGCTGTTGGTTACAATGTGAGTCGGACGACCGATACGACCTTCACGTACAATGAAAGCAGCAGCTCTCTCTATTTTAGCAACCAGCTTACGTTGCAGGTCACTAAAAGATGTACGTAGAATAGTACCAGATGGCGCACCAGCAGCAAATTGGTCAACGTCAAAGTCGAATTGGGTTTTGAAACCACCTTTCATTTGAGGGAAAACACCAGCCACACGGGGTGCGGTCTCACGACCACGAGCTGAAAGACGCTTCCAGTTAGCTACAATCTCTTTAGAGATAGCTTGTGAAAGTTCGTTAACCAGAACACCTTCCAACTTCTGTATGATGTCTATGCCAGTCGCTGCTTTGATGTCTTCGATTTCATTTTGCTTAACAGCAGCAGAAACTTCGATACTACCAATTTGAACTGAACGAACTTTCAGGTCAGGTGCGATAATACCCGGATAGAAATCATCATCTTGTTCACGAGGCATGGCGAACTTGTTCCAGTTGTTAACAAAACCTTCGAAGTTGTCTTCCATCACAGATACGTGTGAAGGTTGAGCAGGTGTAGTAGCGTCTACTACTTGAAGAGTGGGGTTAACAATCGCTACAGCGGTACCTAGAGCAGGAACAGGGGGGGCTGTAACGGGTGCCAAAAAAGCCACACGGCTGTTAGCGGGGGTAGTACCATCGATATAAGCACCCAAAGCCTCACCAACACGCAGGTTAGCGGGGAAAGAGTTATCGTTTGCACTAAAACCAAAAGCTGTAGTAGACCCACTGGTAGCATTGTTCACTTGACGGTATACACGGAACACGGGGTTACCTTCGATACGAGTGTAACCAACGAACTCAAGTTCATAAGTGTCTGTGTTAGCCATAGCGGACAAACTATTCACGAATGGGTTACTTATGTTAGATTTGGCAACTTTCTCTACAGAAAGGGCACTAGCTGCTATAGGGGTTGCGCTAGCAGCGTCAGGTGCAATGCTAACAGTAACGAAAACACGACCTTCTGGGTTGGTAGTTGCAGCTTTAGCAGCGGACAGATACGCCAAAAGTGCAGGGTAAGCGGGAACTTGGAAAAGTTGTGGCTTCTCTTGAGCACGGTTGAAGTTGTTATCATCATAACGATAATCAAGGTAAGCGAGGTCAATACGTGGACCAGCAGCAGGTTTAACCGATACCAAATCAAGACCGATAGTCTGAGCTGCTATTTTCATTGCTACTGGAACTAGGTTCTGACCAAAATCACCGCTACCGAAAGTACCGGGTTGACCCGGTACAGCACCAGGGAAAGAGGGGCTAACAGCACCCATACCTTGGATAGTGCTCATATTCACTTGAGCAATACCGTTTTCGTTAAGACGACGACCTTTCATTTCCTGAATGTTCGCCATTTCACTCATCCAAGCCAGTCTTTCACGACCTTGGGCTTTTGAAGTGTCAATGCCAAGTTTTTCAACGATGGCTTTCCACTTGTTTGAAGTATTTACAGGTTTCAACATAATTTGTTCTGTTTTTTTCTGTTATTTTAGACTATTTATGCGAAAGCATAAACAGTGTTTTTTCCACTTTTAGGAACCTAGTTGTTCGAGTTTTTTCAAGTAAGCAGCCATTTCAGCATCCTCATTTGGACTAGAAATAGAAGCATTCTCGTTCAACTGTACCTTAGTAGTGAAGAACTTATTAAAGTTGCGAGTATTCCAAAACTCGTTCACGTGACTAGCGTCAGTGATAGTGTAGTATTGGGCCTCTGCGAAGATGATTTCCTTTTGAGATTCATTTAACTGATTCCAAACAGGAGTAAGATGTTCGGGCATCATAGATACCAGTCTATCTCTCATCTTAGCATTGCGACTTTCATAAGTCAGGGCTTCTGCAATCAAATTCAATACATCAGAACTAGACAAGTATGAGTTATTGTTTACATGCTCAATTACTCTATCTCTGTCATCCGCAGTGAGATTGTAGAAATCTGCCTTTTGCTGGCTGTCCAGCATTTGCAGGAAGTGTAGTCTCTTTTCACTGGCTGCTCTTTGTTTCTTAGTAGCAGTGATAAGATTCTCAACTATACTTTTTGTAGATTTTACGCCCTTTCCAATCTTGGAAAGTTTAACACCTTCTACAACAATAGACTCATTGCTTTCAGTATTAACGGTGTATTTGTTGCCTGGCTCAGTTGATACTACGCGACCAACTTTGGGTGTCCCCATAATTTTAACGTAATCTCCTACTTTTAAGCGTGAGCGCTTACTGTCAGAAAGTGAACCTTCTTCACCTTCTTCCTTATCATCTTCATCTTTATCTTCATCTTCATCTTTATCTTCCTTATCATCATCATCATCATCATCATCATCATCATCATCATCATCATCATCGTCATCATCATCATCATCATATTCTTCACCGTCTATGATGGCTTTTATTTTTTCCAGCTTATCTTCTGCTGAATCATCATCACCAGTAGAGGTTTTTTTCTCTTCTTTATCGTCACTGAGTTTGAGTTCCTCTTCGTCTTCTGTCATTAGACTTTCTACCAACTTAGTCCATTCCATTTTAGGAATTTCGATAACAGTGGTATCATTAAAACCAGAAGATTCATTCAAAGACTTAGCTACCTTAGAAGCATAGTAAATCGCAACCTGAGCTTGTTCATTTGTCATTTCACTATAAGCGGTAACGTAGTTAAGCTCATTTTCACTTTCATTTAGACGTTCTTCGATATGTTCCGTATACTTTATGATAGTAGGAATCTCACGAATTTGATTCTCTGTCAAATGCGCTACCTTTGCAAGAATTGCAAGTTCTTCTGATAAATTAGAATTCTCAATAGTAACCTGATTTAGACGGTCTCCAATCATATTGGCATATAAACCAACTTGGTTTACACTCTCGTAAATTTTGCTTGTCTCTTTAGACAATTCGTCAACATTATCAACAATCTTATCAATGTCATATCGCTGAATATATCCACCCACTATGTTAATTTCATTACCTACTTTAGTAGCATATTCGCTAAGTGCCTTAGTCACTTTTCTATTTTTACTTACTGCCTTTTTGATGCTACACATAGACTCGTCTACTTTGTCCATGTAGCTTTCAATAACATGAGTAGTCTTAGAAAGAGATACTATTTTATTTGATAGTCTACTCAAATACTCATTCATTCGAGCTTGATTCTCTTGAATATTCTCAATCTCTTCTTGAAGTTTGAGAACATGACTAGAATCACCGCCACCTTTAATTGCCTTTTCAAGGCTTTCTTCGAGTTTAGTGATACGGTTAGAAAGATGCTCTGAGTATTCGAGTACCTTTGCGATGCTGTGTTGTTCGTTTTGGTTCATTTCAATAACGGCTTGTATGTCTTCTTTTTTTGTGAAGTCGAATAGACTTGGTTGATTTTTCATCTCATAAAACTGAATATTACCATTGGGATCGAATCCTAATGATTCAGTGAGTGTATTCATTTTAGCTTGAGAGAAACCTGGTTGTGCTACAATATCGTACGTGAAAAGTTGGTTGATTACAGCACGTCCGTCTGATTCAACAACCCCCGCTGCACGAGATGAAACATATAAAGGCTTTTGTGCTTCGACTATAGCCATAGCGGTTTTACCTTGAGGGGTAGGTAAAAGCTCAATCTTACCTTCTACTCTATTAGCTTTCTCATTCATCCATATTTTATTTATGGAGTGAGATACATTAGCAAATTTTATTTCAAAGTTTTCAGGGTGGTCTAATTCACCATAAATGCAACCATTCTTTTGAATAGCCTCCTGCATTTTTTTAAGGTGAGGTTGGAAGTCTTTTGCAGTGTAGAATCGTTGATTTTCATTCACAACGTCAAATACTGTAAAGGGTCCACCTAGAATATACTTCTTCGGTTTTCCTATCTCCACTGACTCTTTCAAAGGAGTCAAAGATTCCTCACACTGGTGGGTAATATATACGTTTTTTGGCATGATTACTCGTGTGACTTTTTAGTTTGTTGGTATATATTAAAGTATAATAAGCGATTTTTTTCTACTTTTTCTAAAGTGTTATACCACCTTCATCTCCACCCGAATCGCCACCTGAGTCACCGCCACTATCACCCCCATCACCCCCTTCACCACCACCTTGTGATATACCCTCACTCATTTTATACTGTTCATTTCTTTCTAATTGCTCTGGGGACATATCCAGTATTTCCTCCACCAAGAACTTAGTAGAGAAATATGGTTTATCATCTTTATCTTTGATGTTACCTGCTAGATTAGATATAATAGTAGACTGTTTTTCGAGAGTAGAATAAAAACGCCATTTCTCAAATATGTTATCCTTTACAAATTCTATATCAACACTAGACTTAAACATCATATTATCCTTATACTCAGGATAATCTAATACCATCTGTATCCATAGCGGCTTGACTAATATCTCTTTGAATATCATCTGTAAACGACCTATAAACTTAGAAAAATCACGCTCTTCTCTCGTAACTTCGGATATAGAATCGAACATACCACCACCTCTGCCATCCTTAGATAACCTAGAAAGTGGTATCATAGATGCCAATTCGAGCTTCTCTCTAAAGTAATTAAGTAAAGTGTCATCTTGAAGATTCAACTGAGGTGGGTCTATAAATTCTATCTCTGGACTATTACCACCATCCTTAGGCATCCAAACATCCTTGTAAGCCTGTAAACTACGCTGACCATTTATTCTAGCAAATCCGTATTGGTTATCAAAATCTATATCATCATCATAGGTCGCTATCAACTTACCTATTTCCTCTTCTGCCTTGGTGGCAGTCAATCCATCGACTGGTATTAAAAACTTACGGTACAGTGTAGCTGTTGTAATAGACCATATTATCTTAGAGTCTTCCAAAACGGAAAGTATATTATAAGGTCTAATCAGATTCTCTACATATGAAATTTCACCTTCATTTTGAGCCATAGCATATGAAATGTATATAATTTGAGAATCTAAAAATATTCTCCTGTTTACTGGGTCATCTGGATACTGAACCCAAAGAAATTCCCCACTGTAAGGGTCTATATCCTGTACTAAAGTAGTATGGTCAAGCTCTATGATATTTAGAACCTTTCTCTGCCTATCATCAAATACTATTTCAAAAGCCAAATACCCTTCAATAAGAAGTCTTTTTGCCAAATGCCATGCCCTAATCCCATCATTAAATCTAAATTGAGTGTAAAGCGCGTTAAAGTTCTCATCCATTTTACGAGCAACCTCTTCACCAAATTTACTTTCGAGGCTATTCGGATTACAAAAACGCTTTGTCTCAGAATCATAAATAATCATCTCCTGTGATACAATATTGATATAATCACGTATTCTCTCTTTTCTCGAATAATCAACTAAGATGTTACGCATCTGTGGGTATGACTTATCAAAAAATGACATCCTCTTCTCACTGATTCGTGTGGCTAACGCATTAGCAAAGGAAGCATACTGTGAATCTGGACTATAAGTGTTTGCTTTATCCGGAGTAAACCCCGTAATCACCTGTGAACCCCTAGGAACACCAACAGTATTCTTGTAAGTCATACCCTCGTAATCCTGACCCCAAGAAGAGAGAAATCTCAGTACCTTATTATATACACTTCTACCCCTCCCCCCAGAAGTCATCATTCCAGATGGTATATTATTACCAATTCCATTCGGATTCTTTAAACTGCTCATAAATGTTGTACTCTAAACTTACTTATATATGCACCTACTATACCCACATAGAGATATAGGTGTTTTCTTACTTTTACAAAAAACACTTGCATTTATAAGAAATTATGCTTTACTTTTTAGCGTAATTTGATGACAACCACCTAAAAAATAATAAAATGGAAAATCAAGAAATGAACCAAGAAATGAATCAGAAAATGAAAAAAAATGAAAAAACTGAAATATTAATTTGAACTATCTAAGTTTGAATGCAAATATCATAAAATTGAACCAGTTCCAGATGATGCTGAGCTATACCATATAAGATACAGATTCAACCCTTCTATTTAATTTATAAATACAAGTACCAAATAGCTAAAGACCCGTATAGAAACTAAAAACCCTCTTAGTTAAGAGTCCCCACAAAAAATGATGCTATAAAATACAAAATCATCCATTTAATTTTCTAATAAAAAATACCACCATGTAAAAAAACAAAATGTAATAGTAAGTCATATAGCTAAGTTGCTGATTTACGATTCATCTAAACTCTTGGAATGAGAATAGATGTCTTATTTAATATATGCCATATCATTTTAATCAAAAAGTCATGTTAACAAATGATATAATTTTAGATTTCAGAATCAGAATCAAAAAACAACGAATGGGTATCATTAAATGGCATGATGATACTGAAAGTCTACTTCAAAAAGCTAGTTATTTCAACTCCCGATTTTATTAGCATTTCTCTTCTTTGTTCTGGGGTTAGTTCATTTATTCTAGCCAATTCTTCTTTAGATAAACCTGACCCAAGTCTAATCAATAAATCTCTTTCTCGTTGCGCCTGTTCTCTTATCTTAGCTTTCCATATCTTTTCTATTGCTCGCTCGTCCAATCCTGTCAATTTAGTGGTGTTTATGTTAAGTAGTTCAACTATATTACCTGTGTGTATTTCAAACACTTTATGAATTTTACTGACTATCAATTCACGCAAAGACCATTCAAATCCTATTGACTTAGCATATTTGTAAACATCCTCGTATTTAACTTCATAAGCTCTCTGATTTACAATCTCATTTACATCCAAGTCCTGTTCCATCCATTGATCATATGACTGTAATATATCATTAAAGAAAGCAACCCTTAGATAGTTAGGTAATATAAAATTAGTGTTAACTACGTGGAGTATAGAGTGCTTATCGTACATTCTATATGCAACCGTAAAACAGGGGTTGAATTTTTCAACCTTTTGGGACTTACCATCCAAATCATACATCAAGAAGTAGAATCTACCCAGTCTTATCTGAGTTATAGGTATAGGTGCAAATTCTTGTACGCTCGGCTTTTCCAAATTTTTCTTTAACCATTCTGTAGAATATACTACTGGTTGATTGTTCGATTCTATTAGAAGTAAATCATGTTGTTCATTAATAAACATGATGTATTTATATCACTTACCAAATATGAAATCTTCGGTTGCTATAATAAACTGAAACCCCCTACGCTCACACCACTCTTTAGCATGTGCCCATTTGCATATATTCTTCATGTACATGGTTACCGCATACTGATAATTCTTCAATGATTTAGGAGTAACTCTGGATGGTTTTTTAGGGGGCACTGTCTCTGATACGGGTTTAACTTCTATAATGTATACCTTCTCGAAACCTTCATCATCTAAGACAATCACAGAGAAATCTGGGTAATATCGTCGAATTACGCCTTCTGGGTCTTTATATTGAATTTCATTTACTTCTGATCCCCATTTAACAACACGCTCATTTGAGTCTAAATAGCGCATGAATCTAAGCTCATAGCCAGACCTATAGAATATATTATGCTTATCCCCTAAATACTTACTTTCATTTATAAGGTTATACTTACCTTGTCTGTATTTAGAGTTATTTGGCGCTTTCTTGAATTCCACATTTTATGTATCCGACTTATATAACACCAGATATCAATATATCCATCAACTCATTTGTTGTATAAATATCAGATATTGATAAGTCTGACATCGGATACATAAACTTGTTTAATCCTAACCCCACCCCTATAAGTTTTTTTTCATTTTCTATAGAAGAATCATCATTTTCATTATAAATCATCAATATAACCTTTTTAGATATACTTGTAACTGTCATATCCAAATCATATGATGGACATGACAGATGCTCATGGATTTGAATTAAACCAGTGTCTAATATCAATTCATAGATAGAGATGTCTTCTCTCACACCACCTTTAAATATATGCAAATTACTCAATATACAGTTATTACCAGATACCATAAAATAATAATCTACTTCACAGGATAGCCTAAAAATGACTTTGGTATCATCCTCATAAACAGTCTCTACGTACTTGTATCGCTTTTTTATCATTTCATGGCGTGTGTTTGCATTTTAATAGAGACTTTTCCACGTATCTCGTACATATCAAATACGTATATGACATCTGGATTGTTTCCTAGTGTATCTATTCCTATCAAACACCTCCCTTTTTGATTAAATGTCATCATAGGCATAACTGTTGAGGTGTGTCCAACTATCTGATTATACGGTAGATTTTCACCCCGTACATATTCAGCGGCAATGGTATGATAATCGACCCATTCAAATGAACCGAAAGGGCTTTTACCGTTTCGCTTAGGACATTTGTATCCCATGACATCCTTTGGTATTTCATATACACTCAAACTCTCATAGTGCTCTATGATATACCTAAAATCCAATCTGAAATCAGACTCAATAGCATCCACATATGAAGACTGAAAACCAGCGTGAGAGAATACCAAATCATTAAATCGGTAAAAGACATCGAAATCTTTTATATTATCATTAAGCAGTCCATTCAATCTAAAGTATAGCTTTTCATTGAAACCACTACATCTAAACTTCAAATCAGGGTATATGTAGTGCAAATCATGATTACCTACCAAAAGTCTTACACGCTGTGGGTATTTTTTCTTTAGTTCGATAATCCTTGTCATATTGTCGTATGATTTCTCAACTCGCTCATCATAGAACGAATCAAAATAATCACCCATAAATACTACTTCATCTATCAGATTATTCTCCAACATACCCCCTATACAGAGACCGTTGCTAGAACCGACTCTACAAAGAACATCCTGACAATGAATATCTGGAATTGCTAGTATAGACCTTTTATTCATATCTCATTCTCTTATACAGGGTAAAGATATGAATAATTTCTGAAAAATACAAAAAATAAATTATAAAACAATTGGATTGTAATAATCAAGTGCGATTCTCACTGCCCTTTCGTTATTACTATAAGTACATATCAATTTACCTTCACAGAAACACAAATCTGATATTCTAAGGAGAATTTTATCATTCCCAGATATGATAGACAATAGCTTATGTACACCTGGGTCAAACCCGTCTAATGCTCTACCATCTAAATGCCCATCCATCACTGGGTAGATTTCTGATTCTTCGATATTAGCGTAAGTTTCGTCTTCCAATTTATCAAATCCTAATTCATCAAACTTACCAGAGTAATTAACAAACATGTCAAAGTCTTCTGGTATGTTAAAGGCAACGTCAAACGCAGCAACACACTTACTACCATCTGAAAGTAAGTAAGTTATTTCATTCGGTGTAACCTTTATCTGTTTAGAACCATTTACACCAACAATACACCTAACTGTGTTTTCAGCGATATGGAAACCTGCTAATTCAAGACGGTCAACTACTATATCACGTACTACGTCTGTAAACATAGCATCTGATTCTTGAGTTTCTTGAGTATCTTGATTATCTGAATTATACTCTGTTTCATATACATCCACCTTACTGGAATGGGTGGTGTTGTATTTAGAATACATTTTAAATAAATTACTCTTATCCACTTCTACATTCGTCATCGTCGTGGTATAAAGATACTGGTCACCTTCATATACTTCAAGTATGAGTGTGTAACCACTACCGTTTTCATTAAGAGTAATATCGGATATTTTCAAGAAATTGAAATATCCATTATCGTTAATACGATTTGAACGATATAACTCACCTGTTTTTATATTCTTGTTTACGCTTGGTTTATGTTGGCTAAACTTTTTCATACTCTATGTATCTCCTTTATAAGTTAAATTATCTATCAATTACCTATAAGAGTCAATAGATAGTTTGCTACTTGATTAGCCAGTTCACTCCTACGCTGCTGGTATACTCTCATTTCATTATCATTGGATATGAAACATATCTCCCATAATACATTTTGACAGTTAGGTCTCAATATACCCAGTCGCTTATGGCGTGTAGCTGTTTCATATTTAACACCTGGTAAAAGAGCAGGTGTGAAATTAGCTCTAATAGGTACACCCAGTACACGGTTGGTTATCACACATATGTTATGGGCTATAGTGTTTTCTTCATTTGTACATGGGTCAGATACAAAAGCCTCTGTTCCCACTGCTGCTGGTGTGGCTGCATTAAAGTGTATATCAAGTATAACATCCCAAGGCTTCACTCTAGCGAATAAATCATTAATGGTCTGCTGTAGATTCCAGTTATCATTATCAATGATAACAACAGCACCACTATTTCTCATTTGATTCGCGATAGCATCTCTCATCCAAACGGCTTCTCTAGCTTCGGTTAAACCTAGATTATTGTTTACAGCACCAGGGTCTCTAACCAAATCATGTCCTGCTATAATGTAAAAAGTACGAACTCTATCTTCAACTTTTATAGGTTTAGTATTTGTTAAAGCTGCCCAAGTGTTGTTACCGACGATACCGTCAGCATTCAATCCAACAGATGTCTGAAATTGTATAACGGCTCTATGAGTAAGTGGTCCAAATATACCCGTGAGGGGTAACCCTGCATTTATTCTCTGGTTTAAAAGATTCTGTAGTTCCACTACTTTAGGTCCATTGTCATTCAGTCTAAGAAGTACCATGCTGTTTTTTGTTTTTATTTATCATATATAGTTAAAATATAAACTTAATTTTTACACTATATGAGATTATATGAATTTAGAAACCGACTTTTCGAGCAAGAAGAAATAAACGAAGCTGGTTTATCTCGTATGGTAGATATGATGAAGAAGAGAGATTTTATCGTGGTTTCGGGTTTCAGAAATCCTATATCAGATGAAATGAGAGCCAAATATTCTCTAAAAGAGCAAAAAGCTATAAACAGATACAATTCAGCTAAGATTAAAGGAGAACCCATCACCAGAGATATCTTAGAAGCTATGCCTGAGGGGGCTAAAGAAATAGTAGACAAAAAGATAATGAATAACAGAAAACAGAATCAGCGTATACTAAATTTCATAAATAGTAAATCGGAGCAAATGGGAGGGTACAAAATGATTGGATTCTGGGAAGAGGCCCCTGATGATATGGATTATACAGATGCTAAGATGCAAGGTTTAACCTTACCCAGCCACGAAGAAAGCATCCTGATTATCCGTCCTAATAATTACACTAAAGAAGACTTTTTGGCTTTCGCTGAACTATTGAGAAGTGAATTCAATCAGGATAGTGTTGTAATAAAAATAGATAATACCATAAGTCTACTTTTCAAAGGAGGTGATACCTATGACATAGGTAATAAGTTTACTCTGGGTAAACTAGGTCAAGGGTATTCTTCTATGCGTAACAAGCCAAATATCCCATTCGTATTCGAGTTCGCAGATTAAAATTTGCATTTATCAGAAAATATACTTATATTTGCTTCAAATAGCTAAAGAATGTATAAAATTTTAAGCGACGTAGATATAGAAAAGTATAATTACTTTCATCGAAGTGGTTATCACATCAAGACATTGGACACATATCGGATGTATTCAGAAGACAAAACTGATAGTTACGTTCTAGTGGGTGTTAAGTCCATTGAACCCGAATTCAAATTCAGTTCTAAATCGGAGTTAAGTCATGTAGTCCGTTATATGAACGGAAGGAACACTATAACCAACCTAGCGAGCAATCATAATATATCCGTAGACGATGACACCAAACTGGAAATATTAGAGCATCGTTATCAGACTAAAAATATATTAGCACAATACGATGCGTATAGGAAAAATAAAAAAATAAATTTTAATTGGGTAGTTTTTGTATATAACGATAACGTTTCATCCGTTTATGACGGAAGTGTGAAGCTAAATGAAATAAAAATTAGCAGATGTGCTTATCATTTACACCTTGAAATGAATAAAGAAAATGAAAGCACCGTGCTCGATGATAGTAATATCGCACACGTGTTTAAGCTAAAACACGACGGAGACGTGAAATCGGTTATCCATCTAAAAGGACATCTAGGAGGACAACAATCGAAACAAGTCATTGAATATGGTGATAGTTTCTGTGATATAATGACACGTATTATGAATAAGATATATGACATACCTGATAACATCGAATCGAGATATGGGTACTTATTTAGAACTATATGAATTTAGATATCACCCAATTTCCAAGTATAAATGATATATCACCGCCCGTGCTGAGATGAGAAGGCTTAAAAAATAATTTTGGTAGCTCTTTCATACAGTAATAAAAGAAGTCTTGATTGTACTTTATATTATATCCAGACACATCAATGTTCACATTATCTAAAAATTCGGGTATATCTCTGTAATATTCTATATCATGATTAAGTCTAGTGTATTTTGACCACTGTTCTTTATTAGCGACTATCATAAAGTTCAATTCAACCTTTCTAAGTTTGAAATTGTTTATATAGTGTATCATGTAAAAGCGAATCAGTTCCACATCATCTATACTTAAATTGTATTCTACTGATACCGTACCGACAGACACACGATTGTAATCAGATGGCGAAACCACATAATCATCGCTTATATTGCGAGAATTACTTGAGTTTTTAATTATTTTTTTATTTTGTCTATAATTATTAAACTCATCAACACACGAATCATTTTTAAGGATTCCGTGTGAATTTTTAATTGAAGAGTTAGGTGCAATATCAGAAAGAAATACATTAGAATGTAAGTCTTCTATATGAACTTTCAAATCGCTCCTTTTATCTAATTCACATATAATATATTTAAAATTAGAGTTAGTATTATTTAACATACTAGAAAGAATGAAGTTGACATTCTTAAAAGTATCATCGTCAACTAATTTAATGTCCATGTGTGTATTTGATTAAAACGAAAATAAACCTTCACCTTCGTTACCCCTTTCTATTGACACATAACCATTACACTCGTATTTTTTCTTACGATTAGTAATCTCATTAAAACCTCTAGCCATTCCTCTTTTGAATATCTCTGTATAGTAAGCGAAGGCGTTATTGGATATGTTTATATCGAATGAGCGCCATCTTGTAAAAAGGGCATTGTATCCTTCTTGTAAACAATCCATCATATCATCTTTTGATTTGAAATCTTTACCTTTCTTTCTTATGATATTCTTACCGAGTGCTATGAATATGCGTTCAAGTTCAGGTGTAAGTTGGTCTTGTTCTAAAGATTTCAAAGTCTCTTCTAGCATCATCTTACCATCTATTGGAATGGTATAAGGCGAACGGGTACCTACACCTCTATTGGTTTTTGGTTTAGTTGCTTTTTTCTTTTTCTTAGGTGTTATCTGTGAATCAAATGTTTCCGTTTGATTGATAGACCGTTCTGTTTTTTCATTTTTTTCTGAAATCATTTATGATGGTGTGCTTATGGCTTTAATTTATTATATTTTATTCAATATAAAAGGTTATGTTTTAATAGTTTATTCAATCCAAATAATTTGTATTTTTTTAATCATTATCATTATATTTGTATAATGATAATAATGACTGAAACCCTAAATGTTTTTCTAAACACTGTAGTTGGGTGTAATTCGTGGCATCTTAACAAAAAGACTGGTCTAATAGATACCGATTCAAGTGTTAATATAATCGGTAACACTTTAATTTATGACTACAGAAATGATAACGGTATCTCTAATAAAAAGAAGAAAAGAAACAAGCAGATATTCGGTGTAGTAGGAGGTGATTTTTGTTACATACAAAGAATGGAAACCGATATAACCCTACTACCCAAACACATAAAGGGAGATTTAATAGTCTATGGTTCTAATCTAAACAGAATAGATTCAGTTAAAAACATTATACTGGAAGGCGATTTTAAGATAAGACTAAGCGATATACCTAAAAAATTCCTAGAATTGATTATACAGGACTTAGAAGTTCTTATAAGTGAAGGGTTTAGTATAAAAGAAGCAGATATTAACTATTACACATGAAATCAATTCACTATACCAATAAACTAATTGACTTGTTATGGTGCTCAACAATAAACAAAAGTCATTCCTTTAAAATGTAGACATAGGAACATGGTAAATAAACCAAAATACAGGTTTAGTTAATGTAAAAGGTAATGTACTTATGTCAGATACGAGAATAAATGAAATGCCTGTCAAATTTGGTAAAAATAACTGCTAGTTTCAATTGCTCATATAACCGATTGAATAGTCTGGTAGGTGTACCTCAATCAGTCGGTGGTTATTTCAATTACAGTGATAACAAATTAACTAACTTAAAAGAAGCGCCTAAATTGGTTAAGGGTAATTTTTATTGCAATAGTAATCAATAAACTAGTTTAGAAGGGTTACCCAAATCAGTCAGAGGTTATTTTTATTGCCATAATAACAAATTGTCTAATCTTATAGGAGCACCTAAATCAGTTGAGGGTGATTTTGATTGTTTAGATAACGAATTGATGACATTGGAAGGGGCACCCCAATTGGTTGGTGGTAATTTCCATATAAAATTAAGTTATATTGATAAAAAGTATTACCATGTCTCCATACTCGAAATAGAAGACATGTTGGGAATGGGTATAAAATTTGATTATCCATATATTGCATTTGTCGAAAATTATTCTTTACTTTGTGATATAAAGAAGTATACTATAATAATAAGATAATAGAGGTATTGTGAAAATAACTGATGAACAAAACTCATTCCTTGACAAAGTAGTCAATGGTGTATGGTCAATCAATTCAGATACAAATCTGATTGATGTAGAAGGTAGTGTGGATATGTCACAAATGAATTTGACTGAAATACCTGTTAAATTTGGAAAAGTAACTGGTAATTTATATTGCTCGATTAACCAATTGACTAGTCTGAAAGGAGCACCACAATCAGTTGGAGGTTTTTTCAATTGCTCATATAACCAATTGACTAGTCTGGATGGTTCACCTCAATCAGTGGGTGGTGATTTCATTTGCCATGAAAACCAATTGACTAGCTTAGAGGGAGCACCTCAATCGGTAGGTGGTAATTTCATTTGCCATGAAAACCAATTGACTAGCTTAGAGGGAGCACCCCAATCAGTTGGAGAGGATTTCAATTGCTCATATAATCGATTGACTAGTCTAGTAGGTGCGCCCCAATCAGTTGGGGGGGATTTCATTTGCCATCATAATAGATTGACTAGTTTGGTAGGTGCACCTCAATCAATTAGGGGTGATTTCAATTGCTCATATAACCAATTGACTAGTTTAGAAGGTGCACCTCAATCAATTAGGTGTATTTTCAATTGTTACCATAACCAATTGACTAGTCTGGATGGTTCACCTCAATC